GTGGTGGGGGGGGCGCAGAGGAGGGGGCCGCGGGGGGGGGGGGGGCCGAGACCCCGCCGGGGTCGAGGACTCGGAGTTAGCTAACTCCGAGAGCTTTCTTGACCTCTGCCAGCTTATCAGCTGGTACAGTGTCCAAGTACTCGTAAGCGTTGTTATCAGTGTTATCAGGCAATGCCTCGATAGTCACTTCATACTGGATCACGCTAGAGTGGGTGAACTTGACATCACCAGAGACAGAGATCTGACCGATCGGGATAACCTCACGGATAAAGGTGTTCTCGTCAAGCATCTCCAGGGTGTAAGATGCACGGGGTGCGGGCTTAGCGTTGATCTTCACTGCAACCTTGCCATCGTGCTTACCAGCCTCCGGAGGAGTGATGGTGACGTTCTCCTCACCAACGATGGACTTCAAGGTGGTAGCCGATGCCGACTCCATGTAGCTGAACTTGTAGCTCACAGAGAAGTCTGAGCGAACGACCTTCACTACCTGACCGCCCCACGCCTTGATCTTGTCATCGGAGGCGTCAGTGGTACGGGTAACACCATCCTCAGAGATGAATCCCTGAGCAACGAATGCCGCATTGAGACGGGTGGTTGCGTCAGTTGGAAGCGGGGTGCCAAGTGGCGCACGGGTTACCCCGCCGGTAGCCTTGAGCGGCTTACCTGTAAGAATAGCGGTAACGCCCGAAAGAGGTTCTGCCATGTTATCTCCTAATTACTTTCTTGGGTTGAAGGGCGCAACCAGAAACGAGCGCTAAAGGTGTACGCTGGTATCTTCCGGTCTGCCTCTGGGTTCCATTGCGGAAAATCGTTAATACTCTGTGGAACGACAGTCGAGTCCTCACCGATCCAGTCGTGCAGTGCCTCCCACACCTGCCGGGAGAGGGTCTCTGCATCCTCGCGGGTTACTGCCCGGACCTCAAACTGAAGGAACGAATCAAGGAACGCACCCATGTACAGCACCCGCGACCCGAGGTCATTAATGATGAGGCACGGCTGTCTGTAATCGTACGAGTCGCTATCGGGTTCCTGCAAGAAGATGCGGGTACGGAGTCGGGGTGCGAGATGTGAGCGAGTCGTTACAGCGGGGTCACTAAAACTCATTCCTCCCCCTTCCGTATGTTCTTGAGGAGCGAGTTGCGCTTACGGTTATCACGGGCTGCCCAGCCGGTAGCCATCACCGAGACAGCACCACGGGGTCGCTCCAGCACGAGATCTGTCACCTTGTACCCAGTGACCTGCCCGTTGCGGGAGGCGGCTTGAGCGATCGCTTTAGCGCGGCGCTCCAGATCAGCACGGACCTGAGGCGACTCACGCAACCGACGGAAGGCTTCCTTGTTGAGCTTGACCTTGATACGAGAATTAGCCACGACGCACCTTCAACTTTACTTCAGTCATGAATGTGGCACCGGTAAAGACGTTCGCTACGTTCCAACCAACTCCCTGGGGAACACACTCTACAGCGACTCCCAGCCGGGGGTGTGTGATGAGGAACTTGTCCTCAGTCGCCACGGTGTAGCTGGAGGGGAGGTAGAGTGTAGCAACGACATCAGGAGAGACGGCGATGCCCTGACCGTTCTCCCCAGATGCCGGTACATCGAGGATGAACCCTTCCACAGTGACCGGTGGGTCCCAGGTACGTACCGGGGACCCGTACCGATCCGTGGCGCCATTCGTTGATGCTCGGAGGTACTGCACTACCGGTGGTGTATGCCCACCGGGTTGAATCAAACTTATCATATTGCCTCGGTCTTCAAACGATATGGCGCAAGAGCCTCCTTCTCGCTATCGGAGAGGGAGAACCCGAGTACATCCCCATTCCTCGACAAGTACCCAACGCCTTGCGTTCCAGCTCTCTGGTACGAGAGTGGTGCGGCGGGGAGAGCAGCGAGTCGAGCCTTGACACGCTCAAGCACCAGAGCGAGCTCAGGTGCTTGCGGAAACCCGTGCTTAAACTCGACAGTCACTGCCTTATCACCTGCGGGGGGTTGATACGAAGGAGAGAAGGTCACCCACCCATCCTCCGAGAAGGTCCAATCGTACAGATCCCTCCCGTGGGTCGCTACCCGATGCACCTCAGCAAGACGAAGTGTCGGGATGAAGAGCCGACCCCCGCCGGAGTAGTCGAACGACCGAATCTCATTCACCTCAGGGGTTACATGCCAACCACAGTACGCGCGAATCAAGGAGGTGATCGCTTCTTCCTGTGAGGTCGCGGCGGGGATAGGTGGGTAATTCATTGGTTAACCCTTCTTCTCTTCCTTCTGCTCAGTTTGTGCCTTCGGTTTAGGACCAGGCTTCTTGCGCTCAGCGGGCTTCTCTGCAGGAGCAGCGGGCTTCTTCTGGCTATCAACCAGAACAGCCCCGATCTCCTTCGCGGTAGCCTCAGTCAGCTGAACGTGGTAGTCCAGACCGTTGACGTTAACTTTGTATACCTTCATGGTGGTTACTCCTAAGGACCGAGGGTCAGTTCAACGAATGCATCGGGACGACGCACAGCAAGTGCGAGACGCTCCTCTGCCAAGATGGTGAACTGGTTCTTGGTGAAGTCATCACGGTCAGCGTTGCTGGTCTCGACACGGATGCCGCCCTTACGGTACACGGTAGCTGCAGCCTGACCGGCACCAATCAGTACCTTACCTGCCGGGATGGAGGTGGTCTGGATGGTGTTCAGACCCCACAGCGGCGGATCCTGCAAGATACCACCAACGCCGTACTGACCCTGGAAAGGACCACCAGCCAGGTACTGACCGTTACCATCTTTCTGGAGGCGGAACTTCTCGTAATCCGCCGGGTTGATGACGATACCATCCGCACGCAAGCCAGTCTTGGTGAAGACAGCGTTCATGGACTCATAGACAGCATCCAGGTTACCAGCAGCGTTAGCCGAGGTCTTCTTCTGGACACCCTCACGGTTCAAGAGACCCTTGATCTTCTGACCGGTGCCATCACCATTCAGGAGCTGAGCCTCCTCAGCCACGAGCAGCTGGAACAGGAGGCGGTTATTGATCTCGGAGACGAGGAACTCAGCATCCTCAGCCATCTCCATAGAGAGCTTGATCCAGCCGGCGAGCTTCTTCAGAACCTCAGTCACCTCGGTGTAATCCGGGGGAGTCATGCCAGGCTTGTCGGCACCCTCAGCGATCATACCGAAGGTACCATTGGTCGAGTCATCCCACACCTTCTCGACGAAGTAAACGATCGCGTTAGAGGTGATGGTACCACTACCGAGCCAGCTTGCGATGGTAGGGCGCTGTGCGTAAGCAGTGACAATGTTGCGGTCAATATCCGGAGTGACCAGGTGGGATGCAGTCAACTGGAGGTTATCCAGCTTAATGACATCACCAGCAGCCTTCGAGCCAGTGAACTCCGGCATATCGAAGGGGTTCACGCGGTTGCCGGACTTCAAACGTGCCAGCACACCAGAGGATTTAGCGCCCTGGACGAAGTAATCGCCAATGGACTTAGCCTGAGGAGCCTGATCGCCGGCGAGGGTATCTTCCTTCGCAGGGGGCGCGGGAGTACCCAGAGATTTCACCATAGCGGATGCCTCCTCAGCGGATTTCATGCGAGAAATCACATCATCGGTTGCAGCCTTCAGTCCATCGAACTCCTGCTGCTCTTCCTCAGTCAGTTCCTCGCCGTTAGCGAGCTTCTTTGCGAAAGCGGTGCTCTTTGCGAGCAGCTCATCACGCTTTTCAGCTAGTGTCATAGTAAGTTACCCTTCATTATGGATAGTCGAATAATGTTCAGTTCCGCTTCAGCTGCCATTGCCAGAACACGCGAATTGTCCATCGGCGCATCCTTGGTGTTGGGGCTTTCGCCCTCCTCCACCGTGTGCACCTCAGGGTCCTCTTCACTACTGCCTTGGTCCTCTGAAGGGTCTTCCTCTGTAACGTCGAGGGGTGCGGTTCCCCGCCGGGGGGTATCCGCCTTCACGTCCAAGATCTCGGTCGATTGATTCGCGCCAACAGGCACCACCGACACCTCGAAAAGCTTCAATTTAGTGAGGAGAGTGATGTAACGCTCCTGCTCCTCATCTGCGTACGGCTCCTCCGCCTCCACCAGGTACGTGAAGGACATCTGTCGAACGAGACCACGCTTCAGCAGCGAGTACACCTGCGCACCCATCGGGTTCTCCAGGTCGAGCTGCACCCGCACAAACAGCCCGTGCTCATCCTCGTGCGCCTCTTTAGTCCAGCCAATACACAGCTGTGGGTCATCGAGCATGTGGTTCCAGTAACAAGGAACACCGGACCCGCCGGGTCCATACGAATTCAGTGATTCCGCGAATGCGCCCGGCTTAACGATATCGCCGTGGAGGTCCACATTGTTGAAGACAGATGCGTACCCCGTGAACTCACCAGCCGCCTCACTGTCCTCCGCAGGAGCCACCTCAACAGTAACTGCTTTACGTTTAATCTCCATGGTTTACCCATTTCTCGTGTAATTCCTTAGCCCTAGACTGCCACTCAGGGAAATCCGCCAAATCCGTACCAAGCTCCCTGGTGAGTCGGGATGTGAGCGCCGGGCTACTGCCTTTCGACGCGATAACCCGCCGGGCGCGGGCGGAGTGCCGAGTCAAAACCGACTTCACCGCCTCGGGAGGCTCGATCTCATCTGTCACGTCGGGGTCGGTCGCCGCCTCGGTGTCAGTCTCTTCAGTGGACTCCTGTGGTCCTTCAGATAGGTTGAGGGGTACAACCAGCTCATCCCCGCCGGGTATGGCAGGTAGGTTGTTGGCGCGGCGTATCTCGTTACGGGTCATGTACGGAGCACCGACCGCCGCACTCGCGACCGCCGCTTGCTCCTCAAAGGAGCCACGGAGCTTCTCCTCAATATTGAACTCAACCATGTGAGAGCTGGGATCAACCCCGAGCATCGGCAGCAAGAACACATTGAGACGCTGCTCAATCATGCGAAGGGTAGGTCCAAGCGTGTTGGTGTAAAGGGATTTGCTAAATTCCTTAGCGTTGCTGTAGTTGGCGTTGTCCAACACACCGACCATGACCGGGTTCACCTGGAACACCTGCGCCACAGTGATGATAGATAGCTTGACGGACTCTGCCCACTGCTCATCTGCCGAGTTGAACTGCGACGACTCCAGCCGCATCCCCTCTTCGAGGATCGGTGTCCCGCCGGTCCGGGAATTCTCTGCCGTAAACTCCTCAAACATCTTCAAGAACCGCTTACGGTCAGCATTCGCCCACGCCGGTGCATCCGACGGGCGGGAGATGTAATTCCCTACACGACCAGCGCGCCGCCACACCTGCGAGCGGTGACGACGAGCTTGGTACTGCTCATCAAGAATGAGTCGAAGCGTCTCAACGACAGAGGACGACTTCCCTGCCAGGGGGTTCCACCCCTCGAAAGCAAGCACATTCTCCGGTGAGAACTTGACCGCCTTATCCGGCGAGTCCGGAGGGGAGACAACGTACTGTTTAGGCTCCCAATATGTGGAGTAATCCACCTTCACCCACGAGGCGGGGAAGGGCTGGATAGCCCAACCCGATGGAGTCGATGTCGACTCATACACAAACCAGTACGCCCGGTTGTGCAGGGCAAGGTTGCCAATAAGGTCGTACATCAGGTCGAAGGTCGTCATGTGGGAGTTCGGTTGACGGATAACCGCCGCCACTACGGACTCACGGTCACGTTTCCTGTCGTCCCCGCTCAGCACGAAGGAGTGAAGACCTAGTTGAGCTACGTTTCTTGCTAGGAAATCCACCACGGTGCGTAAATGCGGCTGCGTACGCCACATCTGCTCTGGGGTGAGGTTCAATGGCTCCGGTGCAGGACCCCACGCCGGGGTCGTTACAACGACTTCCCGCCCCATGAAGGTCGTCACGGCGCGGGACAGCCCACCAGAGAGCGCTCGGGTAATAATTTCTCCAGCTGTAGCCATAAACTAGGTTCACCTCCACCATTCGTCATATTCTGGATCGGAATACACCGATTTCTTGTCTTCTTCATTGTCCTGCAAGCGCAAAAGCCCCCACAGGGCGAAAGTTGCAGCACAGAGAGGCGCGATATCCACCGGCGAGCGCTCCCTGTTCCACGACCACACGTCTCCATAGTACTTCTTTACCGCTTCTTCCAGCGGTTTACGGAGAATCGGCTGATCTCGCCACGAAACCTTATGCTGCTCGACTCGCTCAGCGAACTGTGCACACGCTGCTGGCAGGTTTGATGCCTCACACGGGGTAAAGTTGACACCCTGCCGGAGTAGTGGCTCCCGATAACTAGAGATCGGTGCGCCTTTACCCTGAAGAATGATATCTCGCGGAGTAAAATTCAGTTGATTCTCTAGGAAATCAGGAATCCAGTCCATAAACGGTCGCTTCGTGAGGATCTCGACCTGCGGAACTCCATCCGCACGGTAACCAGCGACCGCGATGTAGCTCATTTTTCCATCTGCCGAGGTATCGACACCCACAACGAGCGGAGAACTGAGGTCGATCTCCCCGCCGGGGGAGAGACACGCGTCCAGATCCTCCTGCTTGAAGGGTCCATCCGCCGCCATAGCGACTCGCTGGCACAAAACCTCCGCACGGAACTTGTACTCCGGTACGCCCTCCTTGCCCTGGTCGCCAACGAGAGCGACCGTTGCTGCGAGTTTACGCTCTGTAGGACCAAACGGGTACCCCAACGAGGGGTTTGCTGCCGCCCAACCATCCCTATCGTGGATGGGCGCGCCCTCAGGGGCGGAGTACTCAAACAAGCCAAAGGTTATCTCGTGGGTTTTAGCCCATTCCTCCGGCGTACCCCCGCCGGATATGAAGGAATCGTACTCCTGAATCGCCTTACGCTCATTATCCTGTAGGCTGTTCAATACCACAGATTTGGACTCGCCGGCGTTCGAGACAGCAAACACCTGGGATGAGAACTTAGCGTTGGTCGTGTTGGTGAGCGCCATCCACGGCGACCACTCCTTCTGCTGACGCAACTCATCAAAGAACAAGTCCGTCACAGAGAACGAGCGACCACCATCATCCGAGGCGGCATCGCACCGATACCGTGCACCATTGATAAGCTCCAGAGTCTTTGAGCCGTTGGTCCCCGTCATGCGGGCAACCTGGTCCGCTGCAGGGGAGCGGGCTATAGCCTTGTACGCTTGTTCCTGAATCTCCTCTGCCGCCGCCAACTTGTGAGCAGTCCCAAGAACCAGGGGCGGTTCACCCTCTGGCGGATCCCACATCAGCATACGCCATAGCATACGGGTCGATGCGAGGAACGATTTCCCGTTCTGGCGGGCAACGAGTACGAGAACTGTCTCGAAACGAAGCACCGGTGCAGGGTCGGACGTGTACGAGCCAGGTGCCAACTCCAGCGAGTGGATTAAGACCCACTCCTGCCAGGGGTGCAGGTTACGTCCAAGGTCCTCAGTCGCTGTAGCTATCGCCTCAAAACCGAGAGATGTCTCTGGAGTCAATTCACGGAGAGGTCGAGTAAAGATGCGGGGCTCAGTATCACCCCGCAATTCGCCAGATTCCGTGTACATGGTGCTACTTCCTGTCGGCTACGGCGCGGCGGCGGCGCTCACGGCGCTCACGAATTCGTCGTGCGGACTCGCTCTCTTTCATCTCAGGCTTCTCCTCTGGCACTCCCCGCCGGGATTCTGGCGTTAGACCGAGCTGCTTCAACATCTGGATGAGGTGCGCGTTAGTCATGTAGCGCGATTTCTCCAGCTCAGCGCGGGTTATCCGCCCATCAGCAAAGTCTTCCTCCATATTATCGAGGGATTGTGCCTGAGACAAGAGCAGTTGCTTAGAGAACTCGTCAGCCTCCGTGAGCCACGAGGCGGATTCCAGCGAGGCGCGGACAGCGGTCTCCATTGGACCCCAAATAATTGCAGGTTTGTCGTCTTTTGCAGTCATTTCGGCTCATTTCTGAATTTTTAAGTCGGTTTGCGTAGCGGGTCAAGGGTGCGTGGTTGCGTCGGAGGGGGCGGCGGGGTGCGCCCCGGGATGCCAACACACCACCAGATACCTAGCGATTATAGGTCCCCTACCCCGCACCGCATCACCTCGGTACCCCGGTTTTACCCACCTGGCACCACCCGCACCCAGCTCCCTGGTGACCCCCGTCCGGGGAGTAGACAGAACCACCCCGACACTTACGCAAGTGCCGGGGTGGATATGCCTTTTTTAAAATAAGTGAGCGGCGGCGTATACCCGCCGGGTGTTAGCAATCGTACGGAGTACTTCCGCCCACCTTGCAATACGCCCGGTGAACAGAGGTCATGTTGCACCACTTCATCCTCAGCCAACCATTCACCCATGGCTGAGTCCCACGGATACAAGTCTGTTGCTGAGAGAGGTGAGGTCGAGGTCCCGCCGGGGTCGCAGCGGATGCCGCCGATGCAGCGGTCGTGGTGGCGAGGGGCAGAGCAAGAACAAGAGCAGAGAGTGAACGTCGCATGGGTGGATTCCTTCCGTAAATGATAGAACTACTGTATGAACCGCGCACTGATGGTACCCAAGGGCAAGTCACCCTTGCCATCGGAGCGACGGTTGTTGCACGCCCGGTGTGCCGGACGGAAGTTCGCTGGGTCCTCAGCCAACTCCGGGTGAGTCGAGCGAGGGAACGCATGGTCAAGCTCAAACGCATCACTGTTGACGTGACCAGTGACAGGGTCAGAGTGAGGGATGGTATAATCGATAGGCTGACCACACCACCAACACGGTGCATCCTTAGTGGCACACTGGTTAAAGAACTCCTTACGCATACGGAGGTACGTCCGTGTACCATTGCCAGGTGATGCCATTGGTTCTCCTTGAGGTGTTGAGGGCAAAGGAAAAGCCCCCAGGGAAGGTAAGAAAACCTGGGGACTCTGCCTCGTCAGCAGCTATACTTTAGGCGTGCAATTCAATTATACAAAGAAAAACTTGGCAAAGCAAACCGCCGGGTGTTATGCCTCCCCACGGATCTGTGCAATGAGCAACCGTAGCGCCGAGTCACCTTGCCAATCAGATTGACACGCCTCACACCACACAGTATACTCCGGCTCCGGTGTCGTTGCCAGACGCTTCTCGCCACAGACCGGACATGGAAGTGTCGGGTGTGAGACCGGGATTGGTGGGTAGAACAGGTTACTAATTGTCGAGTGAAGACGGTTGAGGTAGTGTATCAATTCGCGTACCTGGTTCTCGTCCGACCAGAAGTCCGGCGTCCGTAGCAGGTGGTCAATCCATTCACGCCAGGAGGCAGGGGAGGAGACACCGAACTCCTCACGGATATCCAGCACCTCAAGTGAGACAGGCGTGCTGGACTTGAACCCGCTGGCACCTGGCGCCCCCGCCGGGGATGTAGGCTCCGCCGTCGATAGTAGATCGATCAGAGCGGGGTACGTCGTGCGGGAGTACTTGCCTGATGGCATGGGCGCCAAGTGAGTCTGTGGGTACAGCAGCGCTGCCAGCGGCGGGAGTAGCTGATCAGCGAACCGCTCAGGTAGGATGTACAAGGAGTTGTCAACCACGGTAGTGTTTCCTTTCCTGAACGACAGAGTTGACCCCTGCGCCAACGAATACGAGTATTGGTGCTGTCAGTAGCAGCTTGATGGGTACAAACCAGGACGTGAGCCATATGGCGGCTAGGATGCACGCCGCTGCCGCAATGATGAAGATTGGTAGTGTCCACCCTGCCGGGTGGTTTGGGGCGGATGCCTGTGTAGTGGCAGGTGGTGTTTGCTCTGGCTCCTCCAGCTCGCTATCGATGTGGTTGTACTGCCACTCAGCGAGGTAATCCTCCACCTCCTGTGAGAGGTTGCTGTCGTGGCTGTTGCCGTCGTACGGTGGTCGAGGGAAGTGGTTGTTAGCGGTGGTCACCGGAGCCTCCTAGTTTGCCGCGTGCCTGCCGGGAGGTGAGCTTAGCGATGTTCGAGTCCAGCGCCGCCTTGAACGGGTCCTCCATGTTGGGGGCTATAGTTGGTGCATAGAACTCCAGCAGCCGCCATATAGTGAGAAGAACGTTCTTAGCGACGACGTCTCCCGCCGGGGTGGGTGAGGGGTTTGCACGGAGATTGGCGCAGGAGGAAACGAGAGGCTCCGTAAGTGAGAGCATAAGACCAACCACATCGATAGGATGCGTGAGCGGGTTTTTACTTATGGTCTCGTTGCTGACGCCGAGGTTGTCAGGGCTGGTCGTGGTGATACCAAGGTCGTGCAACCAGACAGCGACCACCCACGCGATATCACCCATCTCCGAGAGTCGGTCCTCGTAATTGATAGGCGTGCTGTCGCGGTACTCCTTAGCCAGCACCCCTGCCAACTCACCAAGCTCAGAGAGGAGTCCTGGGAGTAGGTACTCTGTAGAGTGTGCAGTGGGCAAGGCGGTAGCCAGGGCTGCAGTCTGGTAGGCGGCTAGGTCCCACCCCCCGCCGGGGGTGGCACGCACGGCTGGCACGGGCGCAGGTAAGCTAGAGTTTTGCATGGTAGTGTTACCTTCCTTGAGTTTTAGTTTTGGATTTGAACGTAGCGAGTGGCGAGCGGGTCTGAGGTCGTGTCACCACGAGACCTTCTGCCCGTGCCACGGCGGCTAACTGCTCGGGGCTGAGCCGTGTAGCACGCACCGCTTGTGTGAATAGAGGGATGAGCTCTGTAGCGGGTACCGCACAGAACTGATGGTTTACACCAAACAGTATCTCACCTCTGCCATTCGCCGCGACAGACAACGCATCACCCGTTTGGTCAGTGAACCTAAAAACCTCAGGTCCAGGGGCTGACCGTGCGAGACGTCGCCTAAGCTGCTGAATATTTATAAAGCTCATGTAAATCATTATCATCCGGCGGGGTTCTTCATTGGTCTTACTGGTGAATTTACCAGCAATGCCCTGTGTGGGTACCTGCCGGGTGTGGGGAGCGCGGATGCGCGCGTGTTTGATGTAGTTTGGTGCAATTTGGTGCTGTGTCGTGGACAAATCATGCAATTTGGTGTCTTTTGATGCAGTGTCGTGGATAAGTTGTACTCACTGATGTTGTTTGGTAATTGGTTTGAGATTTTTTAAGACTATGGTTTTTAAAAACACAAGAATTAGAGGCACGAGAGACACTTCCCTAGTATTTATAGGTAAGTTAGAGACACCATGTGGGACACGTTAGGGGCACTTAGAGGCACGTTAGAGTCACGCGATGTTCTGTGCCGATTCGACTCGTGCTCAATTAAATTTCGTCTTGCTGCGACCAAAATTTGCTCACGCGTCCCTTGGTGCCTCTAAACCGACTCCGCGTGCCTCTAATTGCCTCAAAACGGTGTCTCTAACTCCCCTAGTTTTACTAGGCATGTGTCTCTCGTGCCTCTAATCTGTAAAAGAATGAAAATCCGGTTTCTCCGAAAGTCCGAAAGCTGTTATAGTTTTAATCTCTTTCGCGCGCGAGATAATGTTTATAACGATTAAAGTTAAACTTTTAAAA